TGGATTGTTAATCTCTTGTTGGAGAGCCCAAGTACTTCCTGAGCGAACATAAACATACGCTGACCCAGCATCAGTAGCGCCAGTGTCATCACCGTGTGCTCCTACGACTAGGCTGTCTCTATAAAGAGAAACTGAAATACCAAACTGATCACTAGTAACTGGGGATGGATTGTTAATCTCTTGTTGGAGAGCCCAAGTACTTCCTGAGCGAACATAAACATACACTGAACCAGCATCAGTAGCATTAGTGTCATCAGCATATGCTCCTACGACTAGAGTATCACCATAAAGAGAAACACTACCGCCAAAGTAATCATAATCAACTGGAGTAGGGTTGTTAATCTCTTGATGCGAAGTGGTCAAGACATAATCATAAAAAGGTATATCATAAACATACACTGACCCAGCATCAGTAGCATTAGCGTCATCACCATATGCTCCTACGACAAGACTGTTACCATAAAGAGAAACACAGGTTCCAAAATGATCACTAGTAACTGGGGTCGGGTTGTTAATAGTCTGTTGAAGAGCCCAAATAACTCCGGAACGAGTATAAACATACACTGAACCAGTTTCGGAAGCACCAGTGTCATCGCCGTGTGCTGTTACTACTAGACTATCACCATAAAGAGAAACTCTATCGCCAAACCAATCACTAGCAACTGGAGTAGGGTTGTTAATAGTCTGTTGGAGAGCCCAAGTAGTCCCTGAGCGAACATAAACATACACCGAACCAACATCGGTAGCATTAGTGTCATCAGCATATGCTCCTACGACTAGAGTATCACCATAAAGAGAAACACTACCGCCAAAGTAATCATAATCAACTGGAGTAGGGTTGTTAATAGTCTGTTGGAGAGCCCAAGTAGTCCCTGAGCGAACATAAACATACACCGAACCAACATCGGTAGCACTGGTGTCATCTCTTACTGATGATACTACTAGACTATCACCATAAAGAGCAACACTATACCCAAACTGATCACTAGCAACTGGAGTTGGGTTGTTAATCTCTTGTTGGAGAGCCCAAGTAGTCCCTGAGCGAACATAAACATACACTGAACCACCAGTAACGCCAGCGTCATCACCATATGCTCCTACGACTAGACTGTTACCATAAAGAGAAACGCTATACCCAAACCGATCACTAGCAACTGGAGTCGGGTTGTTAATAGTCTGTTGAAGAGTCCAAGTAGTCCCTGAGCGAACATAAACATACACTGAACCAACATCAATAGCACCAGTGCTATTATTATCACCATGTGCTCCTACGACTAGAGTATCACCATGAAGAGCAACACTATACCCAAAGTAATCATAATCAACTGGAGATGGATTGTTAATCTCTTGTTGGAGAGTCCAAGTAGTTCCTGAACGAACATAAACATACACTGAACCAGCGTCAGTGCCACTGACGCCATCTAATAATGCTGATACTACTAGAGTATCTCCGAAAAGAGAAACACTGTGCCCAAACAAATCATTATCAACTGGGGTCGGGTTGTTTATAGTTTGTTGTAACTGGGCACTGACACTGGGTAAATAAGTCTTTGGTATTTGTTTATAAAGCTCAGGAAAATCAACCCTATTAAAAAACACTTCATCTGTTATTTCACCTATCATATATTATCCTTTTGGTTGAAATTTTTATATTATCTTGAAAAATTTATCGTTAGATTTCTCAAACTTTGAAGTGGGTCAATCCAAATTTCTTCATCTAAACTCGCGTAAAACTTACCAGATGCTAATTCAGTTAATTCTACTGCTATATCTGAACAAGAAAGTTTATAACCAGAGTATCTAATTTTGTTTTCCCTTGAACTTGCGTATTCGTCAATCAAAACACTAATAGCATATGATGTTTCTGAACCAACATAGTGAACATTGAAAACAACATCCAATCTTCCTATGGTAACTGGATCTAACACATTAAGGTTCACTAAAACCGCATTCCCTCTTTTGTTTTCAATCAATTCCCTGATAGAATTTTCAATAGTTGGTGTAAAAAGCTCTTCTTTAGGTAAAATGGTGATATCTTCAGCTGGATAATTATCCTTAACAATTGTGTCGTGGATGTATTCACCGAATTCTCTCATAATACCATTATAATAATCTTGTGTTTGTACCCATCTTCCATCCACTGAATTTCTTATTGCTATTTTTCTAAGGATTTCTTTATCAAGATACTTAGTTGGTTTTCTCAAAACAACTATCGTTAAAACCTCCTTTGAAACTATCAAACCACCTAGATTCATTGAGTCAACATTAAAATTCTCTAAAAGGTCATCACCAAATGAAATGAAGTCAAATTTTAGTATATCATTGTTTTCTAGTTTTTTTCCAATTGAGCCATCACCGAAAACTAATTTCACATAATTGTCATAAGATAATCTTAAACATGAGTCCTTTAAAGTCGGGTCATATAAATTAAGCTCTTCATCTATTAATGAAACTGATATATCGTTTATAGATAATTGCTGAAATTCACCAGCGACATATTTATGTAAAGCAGTAATTTCTACTTGTAAGAAATCCTTAGCGGTAAAAATGGTTTCTTGGTATGACTCAACTTTACCTACAGTAACCGTTACCTTACATTCAGAGTTTGCAAAGTGTTGAACTGTTTCGTATACAATGATATCGTAATTTTTGTATGTGCCAATCTTTTGACCAGCGGTCAAGAAACCAGTTACTAATGGCATGAAAGTAATTTCTATGATAAAAGATTTAGCTGGTGGTCTATAAACCCCCTTGTTTATAGCAAGTTCTGTCACACTTGAATCAAGTTTTGCGAACTGTAGCGTACCTTCTCTTACCCTCATCAAATTATAGTGGTTTTTGATTGCCTGAGAACCAGCAATCAGTTCTATAATGGTTTTCCCTGCCCCACCGCTGAAGTAATCATCCCAAGCAAGCCCATCTGGAAGGGAAGAAACCGCGTCTTGAAGTTCTTTCGCGATAGAAACAGGGGATAGATTTTTCTTATCAAACTGCATAGAATTTATCCTTTTGTTTTTTTGATACCCTTGATTGATAGAGGTATAGGTCAGAAACTTTACCTTTTATCGTGAAAGCTATTTCAACATAAATGTCGTGAAAATTCTCACCTTTCACGAATGAAAGTGAGGAGTTAATTTCGATTCTGGGTTCATATTGTTTTAATGCAGTATAAACCTCTAAGTAAATTTGCTTCTCTGTAAGTGGTGTTACAATCTCGAAAAGAAACCTTTCTAAGCTAACGCCAAAATTTGGGTTAAAAAGGCGTTCACCTTTTTCAGTATTTAATATATTATGAATCGACTGGTAGATGTCTTCTAAGTCATATAACAAATCTTGTTCTAATGGGTCTTGTTGGTTTACATCACTATAAAAAATCATTATTAATCCTCCTAAGGCGCAGGCGGAACGGAGGTAGAAGTCTTACTTCCACCAGACTGTACACCTTCGTGTTTATGTCCTATAAGACCTATTGCGCCAGATTTTATTTCCCCGTTTGCATCTATTGTACCAGATACTTCCAATTTCCCGTTAACCTTAACAGTTGATGCATTCAGTACGATATTACCAGATGAGGTAATCGTTATGTCACCACCAGAACAAGTAATAGTCAATTCACCATTAACGGTCAATTTATCGTTTTCACCGACTTTCACTTCTCGGTATGACCCAATGTCCCTTTTTTCATAATCAGAAATTGCGACCTTAAAATAATCACTTATTTTGATATCCGCATAATTGTCAGTAACTAATTTTAAGTAATCTTTAACATTTACAGTTGCTGCCCCAGCACCATCTATGTTACAGTCAGTTTTACTTGAGTGTTTCATGAGAAGATTACCCTTCTTCATATTAGACTGAATTCCAGTACCAGACTTATCTAATGAACCCCAAGTCTCTGGGTAATCACCTTGAAGCCACCCTAAGCCGTTATGGTTAGTGGTCATAGTTTGGCTAGTCGCTTGCCAAGTGTAATCATCACCGCCGACTTTTTTCACCTTGACTTTTGTACCAACCGCTGGAACCCTCAAACTTGATGCTTCCCCAGTACCAGTTCCGATTGGTTCTAACATAGTGACCCAAGGCAGATCTTCTGTTGGTATCCCTGCTTCATCGTCAGAGTACCCTCTTATTCTTACTTTTACTCTCCCTAATTTTTTAGGGTCTTTATCATTCTCGACTATAACGGCATTCACATCTCCGTGTTCGTGTTGAGAAGAGTCAAGAAACTCATTAAGGGTAACTCCAGCCATATATATATTCTCCTTTTTAGAACGGTAGTAGTTCAGTTATTGGTGATAACAGTGAACTAAGGTAATCAGGCGTATCACCAAATAAACTACCTGTTTGTCCATTTATACCATCTTTAGAAATTGTAATCTTGATTGCTGCTCTGTTATTGGCGAAAAATCTAGTTATGTTCGTTATCGCATATAAACCGCCAAGTGAGTTCATTTCACTATTATTAGGGTCTTTTGTTGGTCGCCAAGGGGTAAAATGTATTAAATCCAATAGTTCATAATCTTGCCATCTTCCTAAAATATGAATTTCAACTTCAAGTGAATTAAGCATAGCAACTTTCGGTATATTTACTAACCTGGACTTTGAGTAATTATCATGAAAATTATCAGTATCCACTGTTCGTTCTATTTCTGTTTTGGTGGGTGAATTCCCAGAAATATTCAACCCACCGCTGACCATCACTGGTGAAATTTTAGGAGTAGAAACTTTCTTTGCTGCTCCATCAGTTGAACTATGTATAGGCGTGATTTTAGTATTAGTGACCATATTATTCAATAAACCGAAGTCAGACACAATAGTGTAGTCTGGCTCATATGCTGCTGTGTTTAATGGAACTTTATCCCCATCCTTAAATTGCTTCAAGTACCACTTCGTTTTTTGTTGTGATATTTTATTTATATCAGTTATTAAAAACTTTCCTGACATCTCTATAGCGTATATTAAAGCATTGTTATCGTTGAGGTAAGAACGCTTCCAGACATCATTTAAGAACCTGTGTGGTGAATGGTTGGGTCTAAACCAGTTCATGGCGTCGTTAGCTGTTTCTGAGGTTTCGACGGTGACCTGAAAATACTTCGACGCAACTTCTTTCATAACTTCTATAGATGTCTTTTTTGGGTATGATTTTTGTTCATTATCTCTTAGATAATTTATACCGTTGAAAATTAACCCCTTGATATTAACCAATGTGTAAAATGAGTCCATCACTGAATGATTGAATTTTTGTATTTGCATCTCAGCGTATTTGTTTTGATTAATGTCTTTACCAAACCAACAAGAAATTCTTGCGCCCTCATTAAGCTTAGATATGATGGAAGAGTCTAGTGTTTTAAATGTAAGTGAGAAAATAGGAACATCACCGCCTATTTTCTCTTCCATAACAAATTCTATGACTCTGCCATTTTTACCTAAAAAATCACCAGTACCCTCGATTATAAAGCCGAAAAAATATTGACCCAACACGCCAGCAATAGTTGCGCCAGAAAGTAGTGAATTTAATTTCGGTGCAGGCATTATATTTTTTTCCTATCTGAAAAATTTTGTTTTAATACCATAGTGCTTCTTAAAGAGAAAATATCATTTGTTGAAGGAATTTTTATGATAGCAGAAGATGGAATGTTCCAATCTATGTAATTATTATATTCCATTAAAAACCACCAATAATCAGTCGAACCAACTTTCTTAAATGAAAGATTATCGAACCTATATTCATATTCACCTACTTTTGTTTCACCAACATGGGAGACTTCATCATTCATCTCCCTTAAGAAAACTGAACTAAGTACATCATAAGTGTCTTCTTTAAATTCCATAAATGCCTCTAATGGGAGAACATTTTCAGTGAATGGTTTTGTTTTATCTATAAAAAAATCAGCCATTAAAAACTCCCTCCGCCACCGCCACCGATACCGCCTGAAAATAAACCTATGTTAGCACCACTTGCCCCGATGAAACAGTTCTTAAATTCTTGCGCTGAGAATAATCTTGACGGTGATAATACCATTGATATTTTTGCGTACAACGGAATCGAAGTACCCTTCACCCTCTGTTTTGAAATTTCGACTGTTGCTGTGGTTACCACGAACATATCTATTGCTTTAAACCATTCCCCGATATACACTGATACTTCCCCAGTAGCATTACTCAAAGCATCTATGGTATAACCACCTGGAACGGTCTGTAATAGGTCATCAGCATATGACCCAGGAAGTACATAATCCCAAACAAAATTAGCAATATCGAGTGGGTTCTGACCTTTTTTTGCCATAACAACTATATTCAGTGAAATAGCTTGGACTTCTGAACCACCCCAAGCAACTTGTGTTTGTAGGAATGTCTTTGTAGTTTTATCTGTCCCTATACCCTTGGCAATATTATCAGTGGTTTTTGATATAGCAGATGATACGGTAGAATCTGCTATTTGCCCTGCTATTGAAGTCGGTCCAAAGTTAGAGGTTGCGCCGAATGAATAATCGGCATCAATGAACCCTGATATTGGTGGCAGATTGTTACTAAGGACATAAACCAAATTTTTTGGATCTGAGGTCAGTGATTCTAAATAGAGAGCTTCTGAATTTGCCATATTACCTCGTTTTACTATATTTAACTTGGCAGATTTTTATCTACCAGCTAAAAGCCCTCTTAGGATATCTAGAGAAGAGTCTGAAACACTTGCCGTAACAGGACTAGACGAACCTCCGCCAGATGAACCAATACTACCTATCATTGATGGTAGTTGACTTATACCAGATGCTGCCGAAGTATTCGCCGATAGTAAAGAACTATTGAAGTTCTTCTGCCCTGAAGCAATTTGCCCTAAAGCCCCACCAAATGGTAAAGAATTCATGTTACCCAGAACTTGTGACATTGAATAACCATTTGTGCTGCTTGAACTGGGTCTACCCAAAACCCCATTAAAGTTCACTCCAGCCATTGCCTTACCGACCGTTTGCTGAATTTCACCACCTGAGTTTCCTGATAACCCACCCAAACTTCCTGGGCTACCAAAACTTCCTGGGCTACCAAAACTTCCTGGGCTACCCAAACTTCCTGGGCTACCCAAACTTCCTGGGCTACCAAAACTTCCTGGGCTACCAAAACTTCCTAAACCACCTATGCCAGATGGTCTCATCTGAGAGGAACTAGCAAACGATGATTGAGTAGATGGCATACTACCATAAGACCCTCCGCCACCGCCAACAGAGTTACCCACGGATTTGGCTGGTAACTCAGCTTCATTCATAGGTGATTGTGAAGCTGAACCGTCAGCTAACGCAGATGTGTCTCCTATAGCTTCTTTTGCCCACTCTGGTAAAGTACTAGAAGAACCATTTGCCCCCCAAGCTCTTTCTTTTCCTATGTCGACATGGATAAATCCTGGGTATATTCCTATCCCAGTAAATCCAGCTTGTTTAGCCATTTTTATGAAACTAACCTTAGACTGCAATTCCTTACTTTTCCAAGCTATATCAACCGCTTTGCCTTCCATGTGCATAGATTGTTTAGCACCATGTACACTTTTGTTATAGGCTGGGCTTCTATACGCAGACAAAATATGAAGCCCTCCCCCAGCCATATTACTCAACTTATCTAATTTTGATCTTGTTAAAGAAAGCAAACCTTCTAACGATTTACCAGTGTATTTCCCAGTTGACTCAATGTTTGCGGTGTTCATTGAAGAACCGCCAGAAGACCCACCAGCCATCATTGGACCTCCAGCTGGCATAGTAGTTTTCAGAGGTCCCCCAGCTGGCATCACAGCAAATTGTTCACCAGAGGCAGGGGTCGCCCCAGACATACTTCCGGACATTTCAGCTTCGCCATAGAAATTTTGAGCGGTTTTGGTTCTTTCACCGAGTGCTGCCCCAGAAGAGCGTTCATAAGATTTATCGACTGTGTATGCGGCACCTGATGCGGTTGTCGCTTGTCTTAGTTTATCCCCTGCTCCTTTCTCAGAGCCTTGCGTAAGCTCATAATTAACAAAACCAAGTTGTTCTTGGAATGTTGATTCCCTAATATCTTTACCAGCCCACTTTTTAAAGTTTGCTTGTCTATCTGGGTGCCACTGTGCTATACCATACGCTTTTCCACCATCACCCAACGCATCAGTTTTAAACTTAGATTCAACCGCTAAATTACCAACTAATCCAGCAGACTGTTCTTTTGTCCACCCCTTTGATTGAAAGAACGCCATTGCTTCTTTACTTTCACCAGTTTCAGATAGTCCAGGTCCACCATAAGAACCTCCTCCGCCACCTACTGAGCCTCCACCGGAAAATCCACCTCCACCTGATGGGTTATCTCCACCAAAACCGAAGATTCCAGAAACGGAATCTTTCATTTTTTCCCACATAGATTTTTCTTTGGTTTGGTCAAGTAAATCTTCTGCTACTTTTTGTTTCTCAGCTATTTTTCTTGATTCCCTTATACTCCTTAGTTCTTCAAGTATAAGTATTTGGGTTGCTTCTGTTCCTAGTGTATTAGGAACACCTTCACCGCCTGCCATTTGTTCTTGTAGCCTATATAGGTCTTGAAGAGTACCGGAACTCTGTAAAGTATTTGATGACGGGTTGGCTCCACTAACAAGAGCTTTATCCGTAACAACTTTATTAAACTCAGTGAGTTTTGGGGCAGGATCGCTTGTTTCACTGGATGGCATCAATGTATCAAAAATTGCAGGGAGGGTTAATAAAGACCCAAGTGGGAGAATTGCTTTAGAAGCAAACCCACCTATTTTTGACAATAAACCACCTTTTTTACCAGAAGGTTTAGGTGTTCCGCTGTCTACACTAGGAGTGCTCACTGGTGAAGGTAAAGTATTCGGTGCAACGCTGGATGAATTCATATCATGGGCAGCAAGAGCCATATCAGCACCAACACTAACTGCTGTACCCACTCCTGGGAAAGTACTGGCTAAACCGCCCCCTATTTCAAGAGCAGCACCAGTAAAGTCACCATCCATTATTCTAGATATACCAAACCCTAGTCCAGCCAGTGCCCCAACAATTGGTATTTTCTTAAGGAGTGACTTCCCTACAGTCTTAGATAATATACCTGATGTCTTTTCCAATCCTTTCTTTATAAAGTCACTACCCTTTGAAATGATGTCACTAGCATTTCCAGCCCCAGGAATTCTAGACATTAAAGAAGCAATTTTACCTTTCGGCTTCGCCGTTTGTGTTTTGGTTGGTTTATTATTTGATGATCCTTGTGAGGTTTGGGCATGTGATGAATTCTTGTTACTATCATCACCAAAAAATCCACCAACGACCCCGTCCATTACCCCACCACCAGCCATGGCACCCATTGCCATACCACTAAAACCTAACCCACCTAATTTTTCAAGAAACCCTTGTAACATCGTACCATATTTTCCGAATTTTCCGAGCGGTAGTTTTGATAATATTTTAGCAAAATATTTTATACCTACTGCGCCCAGCAATGTTGAAAAAAATCCACTAGACTCTTCTTTTTTATCGCCTTTTTTATTGTTTGACTCCTTTAGGTCATCCCCTAAATCTTCAACTGCTTCCCTTACTCTATCTACTGACTCTTCAACATCTACTACTGCAACCTCTAAGTCATCTTGTTTGGTGAAGTTATCTCTTTTCTCGGCTTCAGCATCATCTAATGCTTGCGTATTTCTCTTTTGTTCTTGTTCAGTTAATTTAAGAAGTCTTCTCAACAGGTCACTGGCGTTTTGGTCTGATTCTTTTTTCAACCCATTAAACCCTAATAGCATGTCCTTTGTTCTTAAAAAGTTATCAGATACAACAGACTTTAATACGGAAGAAACCTTTTTGTCTGAAATATCAGAAAACTTTTTCATATATTTTTCAGTGTTGTCATTATTACTTTCTGTGATATTAACGATCTCTTTAAATATTTCTTCTGTTTTTTCAAATTGCTTTATGTATTCTTCAGACCCTTCCCCGTATTGTTCTTTTAGCTGGTTTAATAAAATGATTTGTTTCTTACTAACCTCAGTTAAATCACCGCCATGCTTGTCAATAAAGTCTTCTAACCTTTCTTGTTGCATAAATGTGTGTTCTTTCATAGAAGACAACATTGACTCAGTTATACCTGAAAGGTCACCACCCAATCTTTCCACCAATTCAGTTAGCATTTTTTCGTATTCAGTTTTTGATGACTCAGACTTACCAAGTACCGCGATAGCTTGATCTCTTAGTGCGTCCTGAAATGCCTCAGTTTCTTTTCTTCTCGCTTTGGTGTTAATGTGTAAGTTTATTTTTAAATCTTTATGGATATTATCAACAATCTCATCGAGCCCAGAATTAAATGAATCTGAAAGTCTATTAAGATTCCCTTTAAAAAAACCAGCGTTTTTCTTTTCTTCTGCTATTTTTTTATCATTAAATTCTTTTTGCGTTTTCTTTCTTTCTAACTCTCTCTTGATATTTCTTTTTGCTTCAAGTTTTTCCCTGTCGTTATCGTTCGCAATACTGTCTTCGATTACTTCAGTCATTTCTTCGAAAACCTTTAGTTGGGTTTTCCTGTATTCTTTTTCAGCGTTATCTCGCATTTCTTGTTTTTTATCAGCTTGGGCTTTTTCTTTCTTACCATTTTTATTGGCGTTTTCAGCGTTCTTTTTGAAGAACGCTTGTAATGACTCTACACCAGAAGCTACGGATGCCATTAAGAAATTTGTCTGTGAACCCCTCTTACCAGCAATAAAAAGAGTCGGTTTTGTTGATTTTACTGGTCTCGCTGATTCTCTTTCGTCATTCTTTTTATTGAAACCGAAATCTCTTTCTTGGGTTTTATTAGCTTCTTTATTATACTTTAATAATTTTTCTAAAAGTTTTTCTACATTAGTTTTGTCTTCAGCCATTATAAGCCTCCATTTCTTGTTCTAAATATTTGAACAACTGTTTTTCTATGTACACAACATCCAAGAACTCCATTTCGTGAAGGGTACTAGGGCTTATGTGCATTTTGTATGCCAAAATTGATTCTTTTTCTAAGAGAGTCTTTGGATTTATCTGTGGAACCAATGTACTCAATGATGTCTGGAAAGGGTATGTCGTGTAAACGACCGCAAACCTCCCCGTCTGGTTTATCACCTGACTTGTTTATTCTTGCGGAGCACGAAAACCTTAGGTCTTGTACGCCATGGAACAAAGAAACATCAATGGTTTCAAGTAAATTAACATTCAAACCATTCAATACCTCTTTGATTATAGTCAATCTATCCTTTTCAGAACCACCAATAATACAATTTGACATATATACATCTAAATCTTCCCTATTACCATCAAATATCATTTTTTTAAATCGACCTATAGTCATAGGGGTGAAACTGACTTCAGATGTTTCTTCACCATTCTCGTAAAGGAACGGGGATTCTAAATCAACTGTAATAGGTAACGGGACAGAAATCTCTTCAAATAACAAATCATCTAAGCTGAAAGGTTCTTTATTTAGCGCACCGCAACTACTACATTCATAACTCATCGTATATTCTAGAGTACCGAATGTTGATAACTTAACCATTGTTGTTATATAATAGAAATCAAAATAGGTGAGGTCTTCTTTATCGAAACTTGTATGTATTTTTGTGAGAAAAAAATCTATTGTTTCTGTGTCAGCTAATGTACTCACTGCTAAAAATTTCATTTCACCAAATGTTAGTGGTGAAAAATATACCACCGATTCACTAGGATAAGAAACTCCACCAGATGGTAAATCTATTATGTTAAGTTGGTTTACAGAAGTTGGTCTTTTTGTCGGGATTGCTTTCTGTTTCTCCTCTTCAACCATTTTGACATTATTCTCTTCAGCGTACCTTTTTGCTTCTAGGCTTTCAGCATAGGTAACTGGTCTCATTCGTTTTTCCATTTAAATTCCCCTTGTACATTTTTTCTATTTAATTATTTTCGAAAGGGGGGAAATTGGGTAGTTTAAAATTATACTCAGAAGAAAGAAGGTACTTTTACTGGATTCAAATAATTTAAGTTAGTAGTATCAGCAGAAAACCTGTTATCTTTTTCGTTGGTGTCTAAATTCACCCATTGAAGAGACCCAGCCACAACTGAAAAGGTCACTTGATAGTTCGGTACTGACCCATCTGTATCACCATTGTATATAATGTTTCCGGAAGGTATGACTTTACCTATCCATTTATATACCGACTTCCCAGTCGACTTTAATTTATGTACGGTAAATTTCTTCGATGCGTCTTCAACAAGAGCAACTTCATAACCATCTTGTGATACACACGACGCCATCCACTCTGTAATAAACCTTGTTACTTTTAAGTCTTCGCTATCGACATAAGAAATAGTTAAAGTCGGTAAAGTTCTTCCTGATATATATTCAATATTTGAAGAACCGAGGGATTCATTCGTTACCCCAAAGAAACCAAGTTCTAATGTAGTTGCTGAAGTGAACCCACCAAATAGGTTTTCTAAACCATCTAATTCAAACTCCCACTTATTACTCGCGTCCCATTGGATAGAACGCATTCTATGTAAAGTAATTTTTTGAAACGATGCCATACTGTTTTCCTTATATTAGGATTATTGTAAAATGTAATTTTATCACGCTTTACAATAATCCTCGATTTATTCGAGGATTAAAATTAACCTACATTATAAGGTTGTTCTGGTTCAGCTAAGAAAGGGGTATCTACTTCGATGAAGTAGTCATAAGAAATTGTCATTGTTGGTTGAACAATATCACCAGTTTCTGAAAGGTCACCAAGTTCATAATCTTCCAAATAACATCCTCTTAATTCCCAAGCAGTTGCTTTTGAGCCTGAAATACCATTTTGTCTATTTAGTCTTCTAATAACAATTGTTGCTTCTATTTCACTCTTCGGGAATTGGAAACCATTATTTGTACCAATAATTTTTTCTCTCCAAGCTCTTATAAAATCATGTACTGGGGAGTCAAAATCGGATTCAACTAATGTGAATGTGATTTGACCTGAGTAATCATAATCTCCTGGTTGTTTAACTTTGTGCCCTCTAATAGTAATTTCCAGTGAGTTTCCTGTTCTTTTAGGTATCTCAGCTGAAACAGCCCTTAGGTTCATTGTTTCTAAAAATTGCCCGTGTGTACCAGCAAGTTGTGCTGGTGGGTCTAGAAATTCAACAGTCCAAAGATTTGATACCATCGCATCTCCGATACCATACCTTACCGTTTCTATAGTTGGTCTTTTTGCCATCTTAAAATCTCCTTATTTGTTATGAAAAACTTACAGTACCGTTATTGATAACAGTTGTAAAGTTTATGTATTCAATTGAATAAACTGGTTTGACATAAATATCAACATTCAATATGTTATTAACGGTATCTTGTGGTGAGTTATTGGTGTCATCACAAACCACAGAGAAAGCTGAAATACCGTTTCTTGCGTGAATTCCAGTCAAGTACCCGTTTATAGTTCCTTCAACAGAAGCTCTCACATCGGTCGTGTTCAATTCGAATAAATATCTTTCTAAGAAAGTTGAAATCTCTGGCTTAATTTTATTCAAAAGAAGTCTTACATTCATTCTATCTACTGCGGTAGCCACATAAGTCAATGTATGTTGACCCCAAATAGCCACGCCTTTACCTGGAGAAAATCTAATAGGGTTAATACCGTTATCAGAAAGAACATCTAAGTCCCCGTCAGTAAATTTAACTTGTACATCATTAACAAACAGTCTTCCTCTATTGAAGCCTGCTGCTGGGTACCAAATTTCATATTCAGAAGCGGAAATACTAATTGCTGCTGCTGCAAACCCGTCTGGGGCAATGAATATTTCTCTGTTGTTGTATTTATCGGTAATTTTGATATGTGATGTATATAGAGCAGCATATGATGAATTGATATTCAAATCTGTTGTTCTGTAATTAACTATATCAGATAAATATGTGACTGGGTTCAACCCAAGTTCAAATGGAACAGTTAGGACTGCTATTGAATCATCTCTTTCCTCACAAATTTGAGAAATTTTGTTTTGGTACGGTGATGAAGACCAACCACCATCTAAAAACACTGTCAACGGATAATTGTTCTTGTTAGCCATTAAGCTTGCTGATACAATCATATCAGAGTCAGTTACCGCGCCACCATCATTACCGCCGACAAATCTAATTAAAGATCCAGTTCTAAGAACTTCTTTTGGTAATACATCTGCTGGTATAGCTTGGTTAGAAATAGCATTAATATAATTCGAACCAGTTAATACAGTTTCGATGTATATATTTCTTCCAAATCCATCTCTTGCGTCTATGTCTCTTGAACAAATGAATGATTCTCTAGGTTTCACAAGGTTTGAAGTAGAAAAAACATTCACCGTGAATGTTCCAGGCAGTTTCTGGTTTTGCGTCACAATTTCTACTCTGATGTCTTTAGACCAATTTCCCTCATTAACAGAGTATAATAAAATACAATCATCAACGGAGAATGGTAATGGAGAAGCGTCAGTGAATCCTAGTGCTACGGCATCTGTTTCTGGTGCTGACGCTGGTGCTGTATCTACCAATGCTGGGTTATTGAAAAAAGTGTCTAAAGTAACAGAAACACCAGTCGCGCTTGATATAGTCGCACTTGATACTGAAGAAGTACCGTTAGTCATCGAAGCAGACACTTGTAAAATCTTACCAGTAACAGATGTAGTCGCGATATATGTTGGAAATATATCTGAAACTTGAATGGTACCAGTCCCGTCCGCTACGCCACTTACATTCATCGTAATTAATGGATTTCCTCTATACCCAGTACCAGTAGTCATAGTTGGGAGAGCAGAAGATAGTGTAGCGGTTGTACCTGTCGCGCTCAAGACTGTTCTAGTATAAGACACACCTGAAACTATAAAAGATAAAGTACTACCAACAAAATCAGCCAATGCTATCACAGACGAGCCTACGCCGTCAACTATGTTTGTTATATTATAAGTAGCACCAGAAACAAAAGAAACGTCAAATGTAGCATAATCACTTGATTTCACGATTGAAGCAGTACCTGTTCCCGTGAATGATATAGCTGAATCAATTGAAGTCGTTAAAGTAGCAACGCTTCCAGTAACTGAAGAAACTACAAAAGAACCTTGACCGACAGACGGGATGTTTATAGATCTACCAACCAAATCAGTCGAAACACCACCAGTCAATGAAGAAATAGTTATTTCATTTGAGCCATCTACAATATTACTAGCAGTAAATACTATTGCTTTTTTCGATGGGGCAGTTTCATTAACTTGAACATACGGTGTAAGAGAAGCGGAACCAACTTTTTTTACGAAAGCACCTCCATTGAGAGCACCATTCGCTGTTCTAATGACCCACATAGTTCGTGTTTTTTCAAGTGCGGTGAGTGCACTGTAGTATGCTAAATTGTAACCGACTTTTATTGTATTATCTGGGGTGAATTTATTCAAAAGATCATTTTCACTCGTAACTAAAACTGGGACATTAATCGGACCTTTTTTAGCTGGGATAACGATAGCATTATAAACGCCTGTTTGTCCGCCTATTTTTTGAACAAGATTTTGTTCATAAGTTTTTACGCTTGCTGCTGGCATTTTACTCTCCTTCTATATTGTAACTAAGATTAAACCTGCAGGTAGTTTTCCTGGAAGTAAATCTTTATGTTTTATTTGTATTGTTTCATTCGGCGAAACAACGATTGTTTGCCCGTCGTATTTTACCATGACTGGGTAATTCACCATTGAAATTAGTTTGGTCATCTTCAACTCCTTATTTTAATATATTTAATTAAACTCTAAGTTCACTGGATTAGTTCACTTTTTATGAGACCTGTCCCCTCTGGTGGTATACCTTGCCAAAGCTTGTAATCAATTTCTTTTATCACTGAACCTATTTCTAGTGGCATAATTACAGGGAAATTTAAATTGAGTGATAACCCAATTCCTATCACTGGACCAAGAGACGCTAGGTCTTCTTTTTCAAATGAAGTGGTTGTATTAGGTTGAGCTGAACATTTTATAACCCCGATGGGGTCACCATAATCAGCATCGAACACCTCAAACTCACCAGTATTTACATATAGGTGTTCTTCAATAGTTTCCGCGATAGACATATTGTTAGTCACGACCTTAATCCCTATGTCCAATGATGCCATTCTCATAGTAGTTTCGGCATCGGCGTAATCCATAGCCAATGGGGTAGTATTGACGGTTACTCTGGATGGTTTATTATTGTAATTAGACGGCGACAAAGAACCTCTGTTCCAAATTATAAAAACCCAATCTTTAGGGGTCTCTCCTTCTTCTCGTTGGAATATTCCTTCCCTCGCTAACCACTGTGAAGCCCTGCCCCTGAAATCAAGTGTTTCATCATAAATATATGTATCCATCACAGTGAAATGTTTTAGGGTATCGTTTCTTAATTTATCAAGAAGCCCTATTATAACTGAAGAAACATTCATTATTACTACCTTTTTATGCTACTGGCACAATAGAATGTATACCGTAAATAGGGTCACCGTTCACCCCATTTACAACCATTGTGTTTTGTGTTCTGAAAACTTTTATACCGTCTTTAAAGAGAACCTCAACTTTAGAGTTTCTCGGTATATCTAAGTGTTCGCCTATTGTGTAAATTTTCCCCTCATCGTCGTTGAATGTACTATACCCTTCTAGGCTTAACCCAGAAAACTCTTGAAGCCCATATACACCAGTCACTAAAAACCTTCCGTCGTCATCAGGAGTATTCTTATATTCATATTGTTGTGAACTGTCATTATATAAAGTCGGTTTAGAAATTGGGTGGTATATATTACAAGGGAGACCTTGTAAATATTGAAGGTGCTTTATAGCTAAGTAATTTCTTCTTGTCTGAAGACCAAATGAGATTTCTGTTATCATTTAGACGGTTCCTCATTCACATATTTTTGGATAGAATTTATCCATTCAACGAATCCATTAAAAGTATCCCTTCTCACTCTAATCGTGAATAGAGTTTTACTAAGGATCCATTCCCACTTAAAATAAATGAGTGGTCCAGCAACAACGGTTTTCATATTTGTTCTGAGGTTTTTAAATATTACATCTACAAGCCCCTCATTCATCCCTTCTAGCTCATTTTCAGTTATTGGGTGTGTAATGTCACTCGAGACGAAATCGTCTTTTTTAGCCTCTTCTATCATCTCTTCGTAATATGTATCACTATAAAATAGTTCATCTATTTTTTCATTATCTTTCATTACTCCCCCTTAAAGAATACTTAGATACCAATTATCTTGTTCTGTTTTTAATGACTCCAAAGTATTCTCCCATAATTCTTTACCCTCTGAGTATAATTCAGACCCGTCATTTTCAAATGGCTGGTCACCAAATGAAAAAGATTTTCTACTTGAACCAACATACATCATATAAAGACCTAAAATCATTTCAATTAACTCAGTATTTGTCGAGTCATAATCTTCCAAAGTTCCTTCAACTAATAATTCAGCAATGTAGCTTCCAGTTATTTCTGTTCTGAATAACCCATTGTCTTTATTGTAGTCCCATGACCATTGAATTCTTCCACTTGGACCTGCTAGTATAGGGTCGAAAAAGTAAAGATCAACTACACTTAGGATTCTTCTTCCTTCAGTGTCGTATTTCATGATAGTGGTGTATTCCGAAACTGAAAAATCTGATTGTTTGAAAAGTGGTCGCCAGTTGGCATAAGTAGAAATGGCTCTTTTTACTAAGCCAGATAATACAACATCGTCGACTTCTATATCGTCGATACCGATGAAGTATTGTAAGGAATTAATAAGGAGGTACTCTCTCAATGAATCTAAAGTCATGTGACCCCCTTATTTGGTGTTAGTCTACGAGAGACTCAAGAAGTGTTTTTTTAACGATTTTTTTACCGTCATTAAGTTTGAAATTTTCGTTTCCGATAAGACTTTCAAGGAAAGCTTCTTTTTTACTTTCTCTCTTAATTTCAGTTTTTTCTTCTTTGTCGTCTTTTTTGTCACTCATTTCTTTTTTGTCACTCATTTCTTTTTTGTCACTCATTTCTTCTTCGCTATCTTTCATTTCTTCGCCATCTTTCATTTCTTTTTTGTCACCCATAGCTTCAGCAATTCTTTCAGCTAATATTGATTCAAGCTCTTCATCGATTCTGTCCATCATTTCTTCATCAAGGATAACTGAACCTTCAGATTTTAAAGACTCGATTACTTTTTCTTTCATTGCTTCTTCAACTGCTTCAATGTCAGCCTCTAGTATAACAAGCGAACCTTCAGATTTTAAAGACTCGATTACTTTTTCTTTCATTGCTTCTTCAACTGCTTCGATGTCAGCCTCTAGTATAACAAGCGAACCAGACTCTTTTACGATATCAACTGCTGAACTCTCATCAATTTCTATTTCACTTTCGGAAATAAAAAAACCATTTGCTAAAAGTAGAGACTTAGCTTCCTCAATTTTAATCTTTGTTTCATTCAACTTTCTTAAATCTTTTATTGACATCTTTTTATTCCCCTACTAATATATGTTCATCTGTAATTTCAATTACAAGGTTAGGATTGATTGCTTCAATCGCTTCAGCTATTCGTGTTTTGTTTTCACATTTTACAACAAGCCCGTCTTCGTGTATTTCAATCTCGATCCCTTCAGCGTCTATGGCTTCTGCGATTTTCTCGAAATCAAGTTCAAGTGTTTCAAGTGATTCAAGCGTATCAATTGCTTCCGGTTCTTTCGCGATTCTTAGATCTTTCACACTTTCAATTGATTTAGGTGTAGCTGAAAGTTGATAAGCCCCTTTCACTTCGAAATCATATTCAGCGGCAAAAACGCTCATAAGCAACATCATAAATGATTGTGCCGTAAACTCTGTTGTGTAGATAAGGAAGCCATTTCCAACTCTAGAGATATTAGGTTCTCTTTCATAAACCTTAACAAAATTAACTAAATCAGTTGGTATGATTTTATCTTCATTTTGTTTGTCAGAAATAAGAAGCCCGTTTTCAGTTAATGAAACTTCTAGGTTTTCATTAGTTGAAAGTATGCTGGCAAGTTCTTCTAATTTTATCATATAATCCCCCCTTTTATTTTTCTTCAGTTTCAATTTTAACTGAATTTCTTCTTGAATTACCTTTTTTTACAGGTGTTTCGATAATCTCTTCCTTCGCTTCTTGCTTAGGTTCAGATTCAGGTGTTTCGATAATCTCTTCCTTCGCTTCTTGCTTAGGTTCAGATCTTTCGCCCCCGACTTGTAATTCATCATTCTCAATTTGCAAAGTGAAAGTCATGTAAGATTCTGGGTAACTGACCGCCGTCCTTTCGTCTTTAATAGCGATTTCAATGTCCTTGTTTTTTCTTAGAGTATGTACAACGCCATCTACCCTAAATAAAACAGAACCTTCCGTATCAGTCTTAGCCAAGTAAGTCCCTATAGTCATATTAAATCTCCTTAATTGATTTTGTTTATTTAGTTTATTTAATTGGGGTAAAAATTAATCCCTCTTAGATGGAATTTAAGAAGTATAAATAGTTTTTAATCAGTACACAGTCTATATCACTTACTATAATGTTTCTTATATACTTTACTACCTGAATCAAATATCTTCCTGAACCCGTTATTATACATATTTTCTGTCTCAGTGAGTTCAGGGTCGAAATTATCTAATATGTCTTTTAGTTTATGTTTTTGGTATTTGTTCCTTGATCCCAATACAAGGCTATCTGGTTTGAAGTAGAAATAGTTCGGTGAAGTTGTGTGAGTGAATTCAAACCCAATTTTTTCATAAAGGTTTCCTTGTGACCATCTCCTATTCGCATAAGACATTAAAGATTTTGGTTCGTACATTTTTTCGAAATACTTTAAAAGCCTAGAAGCACCACCAACCACCGTGAAGTTCAACTTAGAACAAAACCGTATCAGTTCATATTCGTGATGCTTGTTAAATCTAGCTTTACCGAAAGTCATTAAAGAAACTAATTCTTTATTATAGAACAGACCTACCCTAATTGAAGCTACACTACTCCCTTGGAGATGATTCAGGTTTAAGAAAGAAGATGCTTCTTTCGGACTAACTTCTTTCACTTCACATTTACGAGCGTATATTTTTTCAGAAATACCCATCTTATTTAAAAGGACTGATTCCCATATGCCTTTCTTTATAGGATCTAACCATTCACTTTCGAATATATGAAATAACTGGTACCCAAGTTCTTCTGATATAACAGTTTTACTTAAATGATATTTTGGGTCATCGATTGGGTTATTAAACATTGTATAATTTGATTTACCGTGTGAATGAAACATCATACCATTGTATTCGATATGGGTCTTATAGTGCGGTAGTGTTATATCAAATTCAACCATTCTTCCTTCGTGTTTAAACCTATCATTGAACTTCGCGCCAACTGGGTGATAAACGCTGACTAAATCGAATATCTTTTTTTGTGTAATCCCGAAAGTTTTCTTGTTTGGCTCGAATATTTCCATATTCTTTTTCAAGTTGTCCCTGAGTGTTTGTGAAGTTCCAAAGAAGTTGTCAAATTCATTCGAAAGGAAGAACCCACTTTTTACGAATTCATCCCTAATGAATAGCTCATCTTTTAATATATGTTGTTTATGTTTGAGTATATGAGAGCGAGAGTTATTATAGTTTTCATCACCGTATCTGAGTAACTTAGTTTCTTTAATCTTTCTTATGAAAGATTCTTTTTCATAAACGGTTCTTTTTAACATCTGTTTACTTCTGATATCAGAAAGATTAGGATATTTTATTTTTATGGTTTCTTTTTGTTTGTTAGTATTATTATAGTTTTCATCACCGTATCTGAGTAACTTAGTTTCTTTTATTTTCTTTACTCTAAGTTCTTCTTTTTCTACTGACGATATTTTCGGTTCTTTATTATGGCAGGTTAAACTACAATACTTCCCAATGAACCCAGCTCTAAAAGAAAACCTTGATTTCAGTTTACCGCAAGCGCAAGTTATTTCTTCTTCAGTTTGGGATGTATGTAAAATAGAAAATTTTTGGATGACTGAAAGGTCGTGGTTGGAACGCATACCAAATAGACTGTTTATGGCATTTGAATAATATTCTTCGTTGTGCATGTATTCACGGGAATTAAAATAACCGCTTTTTGTAATGAGTTTATTTAGCGCGGTTAGCGTACTTCGTTTATTCAAAATTTACTCACTGTTTATGATACTATGATACTATGATACTATGATACTATGATACTATGATACTATGATACTATGATACTATGATACTATGATACTATGATACTATGATACTATGATACT